CGCTTCACAAACATTGGCAGGTGGATAATCCATGGCGCTCTACAACCAATCTGGACTCACCTACAACGCTGCCGTCACATACAACAAAACGGCAGCAACAATTCAGCGAACCACAACATCTAGTGGTTTAGGCTCCAGTTCAACAACAACGCACATCACCCGTAAGCGAACCGTTACAGGGGCTGGGACTGGCTCCAGCAGCACCACAAGGCTCGTCAAGCGCTTAAAAACAGCCACTGGTACTGGTACTGGCTCGTCCGCTACCACAACGCTTGTAAAGAGCCGCAGAACAGCAACAGGCGCAGGCACAGGGTCCTCGACAACGCAAAGACTTGTTACTCGAAAGAGGACCGCCACAGGGTCTGGAACATCAGCATCCACGGCACCGTCACTGCACACAGCCAAGAGAACTGCCTCGTCATCTGGCTCAGGGTCATCAACAACCACTGGACTGGCAAAACATCTGCGGTCCGCTACGGGCAGCGGTCAATCAACCTCAACCGCAAGTTGTACCCACATTGTCCATACAACAGCGTCGGGGGCTGGAACTGGTTCCTCTACCGCAAGCGGCAGCAGGATTGTTCATGCGAACGCTCAAGGCACCAGCACCTCCACGAGTACGGCTACTGGCAGACATATTTCCCAGCGGACCGCACTTGGCGCATCGTCCTCAAGTTCGTCCGTTACCTCAAAAACCACACATCGCCATACCGCCTCTGGTTCTGGACAGTCAGCACAATCGGCAGACAAGCAACTCATCCACATTCGCACTGGAACATCGACCGCAACAGGTGATGCGAATGTTGTTGAAGTTCTTACCGCCAAACGAACTGCCGCTTCGTCGGGGTCATCAAGTTCGACCAACTCAATCCGTCACAAGGTCTATTCCAACGCTCAAGGATTTGGACAAGGCTCCACAGACAACACGGCGGTTGGACACCACATATCGCCACGCCAATCCACTTCACAGGGCACAGGTTCATCAACAGCGACCAAGCGGCATACTGCACCCCGAACTGGTACATCGAGCGCCACAGGCTCGTCTAGCGCCGTATCAGTACGAGTAGTACAACGCAACGCTTCCGCCACGGCTAACGGCTCACAGACAACCGTAAATGTCGTCATTCATTCTCGGGCTGCAACCTCCTCGGGAGCATCATCATCAAGTACCACTTTCCGACGCACACGCCGCAGAACAGCCAGCGCCACAGGGTCATCCGCCGCTCAAGTTGTATCCGTAGTCATCCACGCTCGTACGGCATCGGGGACTTCGGCAAGCGGTCAAACCGCCGCAAAGAGAGTTATCAGGTATCGGAACGCTACTAGCGCTGGTTCAGGAGCCTCAACTACTCAATCTCACACAAATCGTTCTCGGTCCTGCAGCGGTGCAGCAACAAGTTCGTCGACCATCTTCTGCCGTCGTGGTCTTATGCGACGCACCACATCTAGTGGTACGGGAAGTAGTACCACCGCCTATCTACATGTTGTGCCAAGGCAAGCCGTGGGTCAAGGCACAGGAACGAGCATCAGCGAGGGGTATCGACGCATCAGAATCTTCGTTCAACAGGGTTCAACATCCACAAGTGGTAATGCAAACAGAACTTCACTGGCGGGGAAGTCAGGTCAAACGACTGTTGGTGGTCAACACAATGTCACGACCGCAGGCGGCTCTGCTGGAACGGTGACATTAGGGTGAAGTACAATCGCTGCAAAACCGTGCAGCGGTAAAGGTTTTAGGAAAGTAAATTATGGCTGACATAACAATCAAAAGCGGCGACCGCCTCCCAATCATCGCCCGCCAATTCCTTTTGAATGACGCTGCCGTCGACTTGACTGATGCGACCGTCAAGTTCAACATGTGGTCCGCTTCGTCGGGGACCCAAGTAATCACAAATGGTTCCTGCACCATCACGAATTCCGCTACGGGCTATGTCGAATACCCATGGTCGTCAGCAGATGCAACGCTGGCGGCAGGGCAGTATTTCGCTTCTTTCACGGCAACATACGCAGGCGGACGAATGTTGACCGCCCCCAACTCGCAGATGATTGTCATCGAGATTCTGTCTCAAACGGGGTCAACATGGTCCTACTCTGGAAACCCGCAAAACAGTCTGCTCGATGCCTGCCGATTCGTTATTGGAGACACGAACGCAGAGAACCAACTGCTCATGGACGCAGAAATCATCTGGCTTTTGGACCAATGGGAAAATAACATCTACTCTGCTGGAGCAGAAGGATGCGTTGCCATTTCTGGCAAGTTCACCGCCAAAGCCGACTACTCACGGTCCGTTGGCGACCTCTCTATCTCGACGCAATACCAAGCCCAAGCAGAGGCTTACCTTAACCGTGGCGACCACCTCCGTGAGCAAGCCAACAAGTTTGGACAACCCACGCCCGCTTACTTTGCAGATGCCGACGGCAATGTCTTTGGAGCCTCTCACTTCAGCGTCGGAATGGACAAGTGGCTGTGACAATCGAGGCTGCTTTTCTTGACCTGATGCCCTCAATTGTTACGGTCTACCCCAAGACATCGACTGATGCGTACGGCAAAATCTCGGTGTCTGCTACGGGTACGCAACATCGTTGTCGAGTGCAAGAAACCACTCAAAAATACCGTCAAGACCATAATCGTGACGAATTTGAGGTCGGAACTGTCATTTTCTACGGTGTTGTCGACATCACAACCGATTCAAAAATTGTTTTACCCGATGGAACAAGCCCCGTCATCCTGACCGTCAACTCACATAACGACGATTTAGGTGGTCATCACACGACCATCACTTTCGGTAAGTAGCCATCATGCAAAATGTTCATGTCACGGGAATTGACAAACTGATGAGAATTTTGCTTCGTGGCTCAAGCAAAGCCGTCGATGCGACTCGAGCAGCCTTGTATCAAGAAGCCTCAATCATCCACGGGAAAGCCGTAAAAATTGTGCCGTTCCAATACGGAACACTTGCCGCTTCTGGTCGAGTCCATGACCCCGTGGTTCAAGGGCGTGACATCCTCGTTGAGATTTCATTTGGCGGTCCCGCTAGGGACATGCGACCATTGAACAAAGGCGGAACTGGTAGCGAAATTCAAATCGGTTATGCCCGTGTTCAGCACGACAATCTCAAATTCAAACATGCCGCTGGTCGTCAAGCCGAATACCTCAAGCAACCTGTCGAAGAGGCAGCAAAAACGCTGCAAGATAGGCTAGTCAAGCGTGTATCGGCAATCATCGAAGGGAAAATCTGATGGCACTCCTTGATGCGTTGGCTGACCAACTCCAGACTGCTGGTATCGGTACGGTCGCAACCGACATTTTCCTGACCGTGATGCCTGACTCTCCAGACTTTTGCATTGTCCTCGTTGAAGATACGGGGACTGGACCAGAACAGGTGTTCGGTTCTTCCTCTTACGCCATCGAACGCCCTCGAATCAGGGTTTTTGTGAGGGCTTCCCGTAACGATTATCCAGCGGCTCGAGCAAAAGCAGTTTTGATTCGCAACGCAATCGGCGGTATTCGAGACCAAATCATTTCGGGGGTTCACTTCCTCTCCGTTATGGCGACATCAGACATTTACCCCGTCGGACGAGACGGCGACGACCGACCAACAATCGGCATTGATTTCTCTGGCTGGGTCCAGTGACCACCATAAGGCAAACCGTTTTGCAGGAAGAGTCCCCTGTCGGTAGCCGTGAAATGGTTGTTGCAGCCCTGCTTGCTGCTGAAAGCGCCGCTAAAGCCCTTGAATCGCTCACTGCTGCTCTTCTTTCCTTATCTGCGGTACTTGGGGACCAAAAACAAGTTACGGACTCAGAAGCCGTCGTACAGGCAGATGAACTTTGTCGACATGTCAACAGAATTGACACCACTACCATGGGTGGTTATTCGTTCTACTGCAACGACTGTGAAACATCAGTTCAGGTATGCGATGCACCATGAGCGACGAATCCAAGCCCGATGCCTACGGCAGAAAGTTTGAGACCGACGAGTCTCCTCGCTGCTGGCGCTGTAACCGCCTTTTGGCTATCAGAGTGACTAGACCATGGTTGATACTTTGCAACCGTTGTAAGGCTAAAAACGCCAAATAGTTGACTACTTGACCACGGTTAAGTATGGTTGCGGTAGCCCAAAAATGGGCGGTAGACAATAAGTAACAGTCTGGTGTTCAGGCAACCAGTTGGAGGAAATCCAAAAGCCTGTTGGCGTATTACGCCCGTCCTATCCCTCGTCGAAGGAACCGCATGAAGTACCCCTTGGCGCTTGCCGCTACTTTCATCTTGTCAATCACAACTGCTCCTGCAACTGTTCTGGCGCAAAAGCAAGTTGTCCCACCAATCAAGCCAGACATCGCAGAAATCGAACTGCGTCATCAACTTCAAGACCGCCGAACAGCCCCAAATCATTACTGGATTGAAGGCGTAGCGCAGTGTGAAAGTAAGTCGAATTGGTCCGACGGAGGACGGTTCGCTGGCGGATTAGGAATCTTCGTCGGCACTTGGCGAGCGTACGGCGGACTGCAATTTGCTCCTTCACCTGCAAAAGCATCGGTCACGCAACAACTGGTCGTGGCTAACCGCATCAGCGTCCACGGTTTCCAAACTCGCTCTCACTTCTTGACACTTGAGGACCGCCTCAAAAATCGTCCGTACTATCGCCCTCCCGTCGGCTTCAACGGATGGGGCTGCATCAAAAACAATCGTTACCTGCAACTCCGCAACTGGCTTCGTAATCACCCCAAAAGATAGACCCCACTCAACCAAGAGGGTTTATGCGATTGCAATACAATCAGGGGCGTAGCGTGTCCTAGTGACCTCGGTTGTCGGTTTCCTCCGTGCCCATTGTGGTCCCGACCTCAGCCGAGGTTGGTCCACGCCCAAAAGCAGGAGAACCGATGACAAAGTACAAGGTCAAATCAGGAATTGAGTACCTCGGCAAGCGAGCCGAGGTTGGCGACATTGTCACAGACATCCCCGCAAAATCAATCAAGTGGCTTCGTGAATGTGGGGCAATCGAACTTGTTGATGGCGATGCGAATGAGTCTGAAGAAGTCATTGAGACATCGGAGGATGCAGAATGAGTTTCCGTCACGGCAAAAACACCAAGGTCCTTTTTGGAACCGACGACCTTTCCCCATATTTCAAGGAGAGTTCGGTCAGCGAAAAGGTTGACACCGCCGAAACTACGGCGTACGGTAAGGATTCCAAGTGCTACATCGTGGGCTTGATGGATTCGACCATGAGCATGAGCGGTTTTTTTGACGGTGATGCGGGAGCGGTCGACGAGGTCATTTCTGGCGCTCTGAACGACAATGAGCACATCATCACTTTCGCTCCAGAAGGTCTTGCCGTGGGTTCTCGGTTGACATCGCTTTCCTCGGTGCAAACTTCCTACGAAATTTCAAGCCCCGTAGCGGATGTGGTATCCACCTCGCTTGAGGCACAAACAACTGACCACCTCGACCGAGGCGTGTCTCTGTGCGATTTGGCAGCAGTTACCGCTACTGGTAATGGCACCGCACACGATTATGGTTCTCCATCTGGCACTCCTAACGGCGGCGTAGGCGCTCTTCATGTGACCGCCAACACACGCAACGGTTCATCAACATTCAAGGTCCAGCACTCCGCAGACAATGCGACATGGGTCGACCTTGTGACATTCTCGGTGGTCGGCACGGCTACCAAGACTTCGGAAAGGGTTGCCGTCACGGGAACCGTTAACCGATACATCCGTATCCAGCGCACCCTTGCTGGCTCTACGGGTTCCATCACCTTCCATGCGAATTTCGCAAGACGATAAGGAGTAACACCCACCATGGCTTTCAAACACGGAAAAAACGCCGTATTCAAAGTTGACAACTCGAGCGGCTCAATCACCGACATCAGTGCTTATGCGAAAGAGGTTTCGCTGCCACGGAAGGTCGATACTGCCGAAACGACGACCTATGGAAAAGATTCAAAGACCTACATTGTGGGCTTGAAGGACGGCACGGTCAGCGTTTCGGGCATGTGGGACGCAACCTTGGATGCTCACCTTGCTGGCATTTTGGGTCAGGACGCTTCCGTGACTTTCGAGTACGGTCCTGCTGGCTCAGCAACGGGTGCTGTCAAGTTCACTGGTGAGGCTTTCCTCACTTCATACGAGACCTCATCTCCAGTTGGCGATGTGGTGACTTTCTCGGCTGAATTCCAGTGCTCTGATAGCATCACTCGCACCACCTTCTAACTAGGAGAACATAGTGTCCATTCTTCGTGACCAAATCCTTTCGTCCAACGATGTACAGCAAGAAATCCTTGAAGTACCGCAGTGGGGTGTCAGCGTCGCCATTCATGGCATGTCTGGCGCAGCCCGTACTGCAATGATTCAGAACGCAGCCGACAATGACGGCGTGATGAACTTTTCAAAGATGATGCCAGACATCGTGATTATGTGCACATACGACCCCACAACAGGGGAACAAGTATTCACAGAGGACGACCGTGAAGCCCTCATGCTCAAGTCGGGTGCAGCCTTGGACCTCATCGTTAACACAGCGATGCGAATCTCTGGTCTTGCTCCCGATTCGGCGGATGTGGCGGGAAAAGGTTCCTCGAACACTCTCACCGCCGATTCGTCTTTGAGTTAGCAGAGATGCTCGGGCGGACCGTTGGGGAGTTGCTCTACGGTTCTGGCGGACACCGCCCGATTTCGTCAGAGGAAATGACCGAATGGGCTGCTTTATTCAAGATTCGTGCTTGGGAACAAGAACAGCAAAGTAGGAAATAACCAATGGCAATACTCGAAGTAGTAGCGCATCTCAGGGCTAACGCTGACGACATGGTCAGCGGTTTCCGTCGTGCTCAAAATGCTGCGTCGAGTTTTAATGGTGAGGTTGCCAAATCAAGTGCCGTAGCCCAACGGGGATTCGGGCTGATGAAAGTTGCTGCCATTGGCGGCTTTGGTGCGATGCAGACCGCCGCAATGATGGGTGCCAAAAAAGGTATTCAGTTTGCAATGGCAAACGAGCAAGCAATTATTTCATTCAAGACTTTGCTCGGCACTCAAAGCAAAGCAGAGGACATGTTCAAGTCCCTGCAGACTTTTGCTGCTTCAACACCGTTTGAATTTCCTCAACTTCGTGACGCAGCATCCAAGTTGCTTACGACGGGTGTTGCCGCAGACCGTGTGATTCCAATCATGACCGCTTTGGGTGACTCGACTGCCGCTATGGGTACGGGCGCTGAAGGTATTCAACGAGCCGTTTATGCGTTGCAGCAGATGAACCTTGTTGGTGCGGTCAAGGGTCAAGACATGATGCAGTTGGCTAATGCTGGTATTCCTGCTTGGGATGTGCTTGCCAACGCAGCAAAAATGTCGGTTTCTGAAGTCAAAAAAGCGGTTGAAAAAGGAACGCTTAAAGATTCTGTGCCGCTCTTGATGTCGGGTATTGAAAAGTATTCTGGCGCTGCAATGGGGCGAATGAAAGGCATGATGGCTGAACAGTCTCAGACCTTGACTGGTTTGATGTCCACATTGAAAGACAACATCAACATTGCGCTTGGCGACATGATGAAGCCAGCAACGGGGGCAATCAAAGATGCTTTGCCCGCAATCAATGATGCGATTGGCGCAACCATGAAATCAATGACCAAACCTATTGGGGACATGGTCACTATGGCAATGGAACAATTCAAAAAATTGATTCCGTCGATTCTTCCAATCATGATGGCTTTGTCACAGGTAATGGTTTCTGTTATTGGCGCAATCGTTCCAGTATTTGTGTCGATGGCTTCGATTATCCCGTCTGTCACTCCTGCTTTGACTTCATTGGGCAAAGTGCTTGGCGACCTTGGTGCGATTCTTGGTCCGCTGGTATCTGAACTTGTTGTTGCTTTTGTACCCATTCTCATGAGCGCCACGACAGTTGTTTCTGTTTTGACAGGGTTCCTCGCTGCTCACAAGGGCATTTTGCAAGCCTTGATTCCAGTCATCGGTGGTGTCGTCGCTGGCTATGTTGCATGGAAAGCCGTCAACATGGTGCAGGCGCTTTGGAAAACGGTCAGCGGAACAACCGCTTTGATTCTTGAGACTTTGGGTCTCGGAACTGCTCACGCTGTTGAGGCTACGGCGGCTACGGCAGCAATGGTTTCTCAGCAAGCATTGGCTGTTGCACAGGCAGAGGCTATGGTCGCTGCTGGTGGTGGAGCGGCTGCTGCTGCGGCATTGACCGCTGCTGAGACTGCTCTGGCTGCAGCGACAGGTGCGGCTGAGGCATCGACATGGGGTCTGACCGCTGCAATGATAGCCAACCCAATTGGCTTGATTATTGCAGGCGTTGTGGCATTGGTTGCTGCTTTCGTGATTCTGTGGATGAAAGTCAACGGATTCCGTAACTTCTGGAAGTATGTCTGGAACGGCATCGTCCAAGGTGTCCAGTGGTCCATCAACATCATTCTTGGAATTTTCAATTTTCTTGCTAATCGAGTCATCGATGTCGCCAACATCATGATTGCAGCGTGGAACAAGATTCCTTGGCACAAAGATGTAAAACCGCTTAGTCAAGTGAACTATCAATTGAATGTGATGGGCGCTCAGGTTGACACCAATGTCGATAAAGCCAACAAACTCAGCGCTGCGCTGCAGCACTCGGCTGGAGCGTTCCGCAAATTTGAAGAGGCAAGTAAAGCAGTCTGGGCAAGTGAAGCAGATTCAAAGGCATCACTTGCCAAGGTGGGGCATCGTGGTAATCCTCTTGGCAGTGGTCCTGCGGCGGCGGCGGCTGCTGCGGCTGCTGCGGCTGGCACGGGCGGAGCAGGCAAGGCTGCAGACAAACTCAAGCAACTTGTCACCAGCGCCAAGCAACTCGGAAGTTCCGCTCTGAGTAAGGCACAAGGCTTCTTTGACAACATCAAGCAGCGAGCAGACGACTTTGCCAAGAGCATCAAGGATGCGATTATGAATGTGTACTCATTCAGCGACGCATTTACCAAGGCAACACAGACTCAGACCGATTACACCACTGCAGCACAAGCACTTGCGGACGCTGAAGCCAAGGTTGCCGATGCGTTGGCTACCCGTGACCTCAAGGCGTACAACGATGCCCTTATTGAGTACGGAAAGGCACAAACGGCTGCTGCTGCCGCCGACAAGGGGCGTATGACCTTCTTGCAGGCTCTTGAGGCTCAGTACAATCAAGCGCAAGACTTTACGGTCCTCATCAACCGTTTGAGGGCTGCAAACCTCAACGAAGCGGGTATCTCACAAATAATTGCGGCAGGTGCTGACACTGGAGCCAAGATTGCTAACGAATTGCTCAATGGCGGTGCCGATGCGATTAACAAGGCAAACACTTGGTACACCGCTCTCAGCAGTACCGCATCAGACGCTGCCGCTGCTGCTCGAGAGGACTATTACGGGGCTGGATTGACCACGGGTCAAGCGCTTGTGAACGGTATCAAGGACGCAGTCAAGGGATTCACATTGAAGTTGTCCTCCAAGGGAATCACTGCTGCTCAAATTGACAAACTCAAAAAACAGTTCGGTGTTGACATCGAGTTTGGTATGACAAGCCTCGAGTCGCTTGCCAAGCCGATGGCAACTGGAGGAATCGTAAAAGCCCGTTCTGGCGGCATGCTTGCCCTCCTTGGCGAAGCAGGACGAGACGAAGCAGTCATCCCCCTCAACCGAGGCGGTGGCTCCAATGCGATGGGCGGAAACACTTACGCAATCACTGTGCAAGCAGGTGTAGGCGACCCAGCAGAAATAGGTCGACAAGTTGTCAAGGCTCTGCAGGCGTACGAAAAGAGGGCTGGACGATTGCCCATTAGGACCGCCTAATGGCTGTTCCACAACTGCTCGTAGAAGTAGCGTTCGACGCTCCAAAGCCGTACACGGTCAACCCCACTTGGACAGACATCACCTCAGATGTCCGCACCATATCCATCAACCGTGGTCGTTCGGACGACTTTGACGACCAATTCGTGACCAATGCGACGCTTGAACTAAACAATCAAACTCGCAAATACGACCCATTCAACGACGCTGGACCGTACGCAGGAAAACTCACCCCACGCCGTCAAATACGAATCTCTGGAATTGTCGGCTCGACCCCGTATGTCATTTTCAGAGGATTCATTAACGGTTTTCCTGTGCGCTGGACGGACGCTGGTTATAACTCCACAGTCACAATCGATTGTTTCGACATTCTTTCGCTGTTGTCAACTACCACGCTCCGCACAGATACTGCCGACATCTTCACTCGCAGTCTCACTCCTAAGCACTATTACAAGTTCAGCGACCCAGACGGCTCCACGACCATCAAGGACTTTGGTAGCGACCCTCAAGATTTGACATTGACCACGGGTTCACAAATGAAATCATCGATGCCTCTCGGTTTTGGGTTGTTTGGTAAAAGCGCCAGCCTTGTTCAATCTGAGTATGGGAAAACACGCTCGTCCACAGCGACGACGGGCGACATAACTGTTTGTTTCTGGGCACAGTTTCCCGTGTCGTCGGACGGTGCATCTGACCGAATCCTGAGAATCGGTGCTGCTTCGTCGGCGGACCACCTTGACTTCTACATCAACAAAAACGCCAGTGGATACTCAAAAGGCGATGCCTACGCCGAGGTGTATCGCAGCCCGTCAACTGGTTATGTCGTGTCCAACAAAGCAAACTCAACAAACCTTGTTGCACATCATTATGCGATTACCTACAACTCAACATCTGGGGCGCTCAAAATCTTTGTTGACGGGGTGGACACAACTGGAGCGACATCGACACGCTCGGGAGCATTATTTTTTCCCACTCACGACATCATCGTGCAAACGGGGGTGGTGCAAGAACTGGCTTTGTTCGACTCAATTTTGTCTGATGCGAACATCGAGCAAATCTACAAATGGGGTGCTGCCAAGCAGGACGAAACAACCGCCGAAAGATTCAACAGATTCATAGCGCTCACAGACCTTGAAGCGGGTTCATACTCGGTGTACACGACGGGAACAAGCGGAATTCTTGGCATCCCTGACCAACAAACACCAATCAGCGATGCGTTGGTCCAAGTGCAAAGAACTGAAGGAGGTTATGTCTTTGTCTCCAGAGAAGGCGTACTAACCGCTGTCGACAGGTCATACATTTACACCAATACAAAGTCCGCTACACCTCAGATGAAGTTCTCCGACGACGGCATCGAATACGGATACACGCAAGATTTGCAATTCTGGATTGACGGCGACAACCTTCGCAACGAGGTGGTCATCAACTACGGCGGGGGAATCCAGTCATCGCTTGCAGACCAAACATCAATCGACACATACGGTCGCCATACTCACACCATCGATACCCAATCATCGACATCTGACGAGGCAGACGAACTAGCCCGCCACTGGCTTGCCTTCTATTCCTCCGTGTATGCCAGCATCTCGCCCATCGAAGTCGGTTTGCCGTCGACCACCACAACGGAATGGCAAAAACTCTTGCAACTGGACCTCCTTCAGCGTATTTCTTTTGTGCGTCAAGACATGGTCGGAACGAGTTTTCAGCACGACATGCTGCTGAACTCCATTAACTTCAACATCACGCCAAAGATTTGGTCCATGAAAATTGAAGGAACTGCCCGATTCTGCCCACCTCCAACGGCAACCATTGCTGCCGCTACGAGTGTCACGGGCACATCAGCAACATTGAACGGAACCGTCAGTGCCAACGGACCGTCAGCAACAGTCAATTTCCAATACTCGACAGATTCCACCTTCGCTACAGGTGTAACAACGGTCGCCGCAACACAATCACCCGTCACGGGACAGTCTGTTGCGGTTAGCAAGGCAATTACGGGACTCACTGGTAACTCGACTTACTACGCTCGTATTGTCGCCACAAGTTCTGCGGGTACGACCACCTCGGCAAACACTTCATTTGTTGCTGGGGCGCTTGCAACTGCAAGCATTTCGGCAACCACGGCGTTCAATCAAAACTCTGGAACACTGCATGGAACAGTCAATGCGAATGGTCTTTCTACGACCGTCACTTTCGAATTGTCCCTATCAAATACCTTCGGAACCATCGCCCATACCATCTCTGCGGGAACGGCAACTGGCGGCTCACCGACCACCTTTAATACCTCCACAGGCACCGTATTGTCAAACGGCACAACCTATTATGTGCGTGTCAAAGCCGTCAACTCATTCGGTACGACATATTCGTCGACATACGACACTTTTACGACATACGCTCTGAAAACAGTCGTATTCACGGCTTCTGGCTCGTGGACCATGCCCTCATTGGGTAACGGCAGCACTCCAACATCAACAATCAATGCGTTTGCCGTTGGCGGTGGTGGAAGTTCAGATTTGGGCGGCGGTGGCGGTGGCAGCGTCATAAATACGACCTCAATCACCCTTGCCTCGACAATGAGCGCCGCTATCGGCGCAGGTGGAACATACGGCAACAACGGCGGTACATCGACACTGACCAACTTGTCTAACGCCGTTGGCGGATACAAGGACGACCCGTGGACTCGAGCAGGTTCTAGCGGTAACGGAAACCTCGGCGGTACGAACTACCTTGACACTCTTGGCTCATACCCAAGTTGCGGTGGTGGTGGCGGCGGCGCAGGCGGAGCAGGTGCTGACCATTCAGGGTTCTACGACGGCGGAGCAGGCGGAGCATCCCTCTATGTTTCGTGGCGAGGCGACTACTACGGCGGTGGCGGAGGTGGCGCTGGAATGAGCAGCGACGGAGCCTCTGGCGGCGGAGCAGCGGGCGTTGGCGGCTCTTCGACCTACAGCGGCGGCTCTGGCGGCGGCTCTGCAGGTCAAGTTGCTTTTCAGTATTATGGACCGACAGGTTCAAGAAGCGGAACAGGATGGAGCGAATCGTGACCCTATTTGCACAACTCGACGATGCGAATGTTGTTATCAACTTGATTGTCATTCCCGACGAAATTGTCGAAAAAGGTGGCGAACAGGCAGGTTTCGATTATTGCCGTGATTTTGCTGATTCAAAATGGCTTATGACATCGCACGACGGCGGGTCTCGAATCAATTGCGCCGCCATAGGGGGAACTTACGACCCCGTACGAGATGCTTTTATTCCCCCACAGCCCTTTCCCTCGTGGACTCTGAACGAAACCACACTTCAGTGGTCCGCTCCCTCCCCTCGTCCAGAAGGTCAATGTTTCTGGCTGGAAGCAGAACAACGCTGGGTCGAGGTGCCGTTGACAGCGCCCGATGCGATGCACTAAAGTTCTACAGAAATTGCAGTGACCCCTGTGTCCTAGACACGAGGTCCCTAATGAAGCAAATCATTCTCCGAGTTTTCGCCGTTTTTGGCTATTCCAGCCTTGCCATGATTGGCGGTGCTTCAATGCTGGGTGTGTCCGTTATCAAGGGTGCGGCACTGGCGGGAATCGTCGCAGCAAGTCAGGTCATTGAGAAGTTGGCTCGTGCCTACGCAGATGATGGCGTGGTCTCCAAGGCTGAATTGGCGGAAATCTTCGGTGCTTCGAAGGGTTAGCCGCCTCCTTCTGCTGCTTGTCCCGCTGATTTCACTCATTCCTACGGGTCTCCTACACGCAGAAAATTTCATCATTTCGGCTCCAACAGACATTTGGTTTGATTACGCAGAGCCAACACATTTTGACGCAACGACCTACATGGTTGCTGGACACAACTCAGACCCTCAACTCTGGCTGTACAACGAGGCGGGCGCTCTCATCACCAGTAACGATGACTCCAACGGTCTGCAATCTCACATTGCAATAGACCTTGAAGCGGGTAGATACCGCCTTCGAGCGGGCGTGTGTTGTGGGCAACCAGATGTGTGGTCCTCACGGAGCAACTGGAATCTTGACTATGAACTTGCTTTCAATGGCGTTGGGTCCATGCAAACTACGACGGTTGTGACAACCACCACATCGACCACGGTGCCTCCGACAACCACGACTTTGGCACCTACGACCACAACTACAACCTTGCCGCCGACTACGACGACTCTGGCTCCGACAACGACTTCAACCATTCTTCCTTCGACCACGGTACGGGTCGTTCAAACAACAACCTCAACGCTTTTTGTACCCGTCGTCTCCTCAACCACGCTCGCCCCATCGACCACAACAACACAGTTGCCGTCCACAACACAGTTGCCAACAACAACCACGCAACCTGCTGCATCCACCACAACCACTGAGAAAACAACGACAACCTCCAGCACCCTTCTTGTTTTGCCGACTACCACAGAACCTACAACAACGACGACCGTGCCCAATGCGATGCACCAAGACCCCGAGGTGACTGCCGCTGTGAGCGAACTGCTGGACTTGAAGCCTTCTGAGGTCAAAGTATCTCAACTTCAAAACATTCTGACTCCAGAGGTAGCCAGTCAATTGACCTCAGAACAGGTCAATGCGATTGTTGATTTGATTAGCGCAACGGCTGACGGGTTAAGTGATTCTGAATTGCTGGTCCTCGCCGAAACACTCACATCGGCACCACAAAGCGTCAAAGACACTTTTGAAGCAAAAATCAATGTGTTTGGTGGCAAATTCGATACTTATGTTCCCGTTGGCTCAACAATTCCAGTCGGTCAGCGTCGAGTATTGAACGCTCTTGTAGCAACAGTCATGGCAGTTCCCGCCGCTTCCAGCGGCTCATCACGCAAAAGGAAACCATAATGAATAAATTCATTTCTAATTTCAATGGTCTGATTTGGACCGTCGCTGGCACCGCTTTGGTGCTCATCACCTTGTCGGGTGTTACTCAAAAGATTGGCTTGTGGATTTCCGCAGGTGCATTGATTCTGAATGTCGTCGGCATGCTCATCGAACGAGACGAGTAAGGGGCGGTTTAGTCCTTATGCGAACTAGAGTTTTCGAAGTTCCACGGCATAAGGATTGAACATGATTCGCAAATACAGTTATTACCCCGCTTTTGACGGAAAAGCAGCAGGCGAGGGAACTCTCAAACTGGTTGAACTCTGTGCAAAACGATGGAAATGCAAATCCTTGGGCGTGTATCAGGTTCGATTGATGCGAAATGACCACACCAAGAACATGAAGATTGGCGACGCTGGTTACGAAAAGTTCCTGTCTGTTCATTCCACTGGAGCCGCAGCAGACATCCAATACCCGTCAGAAGCAGTTGCAAAAGAGATGTGGGACTGGTTCATTGCCCATACCGAAGAACTCGGCATCGAAGAAATTCACTGGTATGCGAAAGGCGACTACGGCTGGGGATACCGCTGCTCTCGAGGTGCAAATGCCAAAGGCATAAAGCAGTTCACCGCATCCGACAATGCTGGTTCGTACCAAGGTTCGCCAAATTGGTTACATGTAGAACTTTCGCCCGAAATGGCGAAAGATGCAGCAAAGTTTGAGGCTGCATGGAGAGCGCTTCCAAAGCCCAATCAGGCATAATCCACGGTGTACCAGAAATAGACCACGAGATGTTTAATATGTCTGACATGAACCCAGCAATCATCACAGCCATCATCACCGCAAGCGGAACGGTGTTGGCAGCGTTAATCCAACTGATTCGTGGTCAACGGTCCTTCCGTCGAGAAAGCAGTACACAACACGGTGTTCTTCTCGACATGGTTGAGCACATCGCCATGCGAACAACCGACACCTTTGTGACCGTTTGTGAATTGAAAGCAGACCTGATTGAGCACATTGCCAATCACGACACGGTCCAAAACGATTCCGCATTGGTCGAGTTCGTAGCGGAAGTTCCACCGTCAAAGAAGCCAGCAAAAAAGGCTAAGTGACCGTGAAAAAACCAACCAATGACCTTGTGTCACGGTTGGGAACACCGTCGTTAAGCCCTTATGCGAATCGTTGTTCTGTTGGGTTGATGATGGAAACTCTCACCGATGAAGAGCGGCAAGCCGTCGAGAGCGCTTTGGAAAAAGTGACCGCAGGACTGAAAACGAAGTCCTCTGTTCAAACTGGATACACCGCACGATGGTTTTCAAAGGTGCTCGAAGAAGCAGGGCATCATGTTTCGGACCGAATGGTTCGCCGTCACTGTCATGGAGAATGTTCTTGTGAGTCTTGAAAAAAAACTGACCGAAGGACCACCACCTTCCATCAAAGAGAAAATGGGCAAACTCGCTGACTTGCTCGAGCGCTCGGGAATCAATCCAGACGAAATTGGCAAAGTCGAAAGAATCAATGTCTGGCAAGGTTTCCTCAAAGACGAAAACGGCGAAGCACAACTTGTTGACATGGCGGGCATCGTGCTTTCGCCAGAATGGGCAGAAGGTCCGCAGTATCCAGTCGTACAACCCGCTGCACCAACGCTGGTTCGCCCCCTAAAGTCCTCAAAAACAAAAACCGATACAAGGGTCACAGTTATCCTTCCCGACCCTCAAATCGGCTACAGGCGTGTAGGGGAAGAAATGATTCCAATGCACGACGAGCGGGCAATGTCGATTGCATTGCAGATTGTGCGGGATATGAAGCCCGATGCGATTGTCAACCTTGGTGACTTTATTGACCTTCCAGAGTGGTCATCCAAGTTCTTGGTCCTTCCTGAGTTCGTGTTGACCACCCAACCTGCAATTGACAGGGCACATCGATTCTTGGCGGAGCAAAAAGCGGTCGTAAGCGAGGACACAGAAATTGTCCTAATCGCTGGCAACCACGATGACCGTCTCGGAAAGGCGATTGCTCGTAACGCTATGGCTGCCATGCGATTAAAGCGAGCAGATGTGCCAAACGAGTTCCCTGTATTGTCGATTCCTTTCCTTCTGAGGCTTGACGACCTTGGAGTCAAATACATATCTGGCTATCCAGCGGGTCGACACAAAATCACAAACGGCAACGACATCATCACGCCGCTTTATGCGATTCACGGCGAGAAACTTGATGTTGCCAAAGTTGCCACTTCTGAGCGTCAATCGTTTGTACAGGGTCACATTCACCGATTTGCAATGCACTCCCAAACCTATGAAATTGACGGCACACCAAAGTTCGTGATGGCGTTCTCAAGCGGCTGCTTGTGTCGAATCGACGGTGCTGTACCGTCGACCAAATCGGCGACGGACGACCACGGAACACCGCTTACACGCTGGGAATCATGGCAACAAGGGGTTGCGGTAGTCACTGAAAACCCCGACGGCTATTGGACCGCAGAAATGGTCCCCATCTACAACGGGACCAGTGTGTTCCGTGGGAAAACCTACAAAGCAGAGTGACATGACAACGATTCTGGCGTATCAAGGAAACGACTTTGCGGTTGTTGGCACTGACAGCAGAATCTCAAGTTTCGACGACGGCGGAATGGTCTATCAGATAACGACGCTGGGTTCTGGGGCTGCCAAAGTCGCCGAAAATGGCGAGTACCTCATTGGGGTTGCTGGCGATGTGCGGGCAATCAACATTGTTCATCACGCTTTTTCACCGCCAGTCGCTTCACGGACTGTCAAGGATAAGAAACTCGACATTTTTATGACAAAGTCATTTGTGCCATCGTTGCGCTCGTGCTTTGAAGAACAGGGTTATGCGACACCTGAAAAGGAAGGTCAGCAGCATCGAGCCGAGCAAGCATCGTCGGTTCTTGTTGCAATTCACGGAACGGTGTATGTCATTGAATCTGATTATGGGTGGACCTCGGACCAAAGCGGTATGTATGCGATTGGCACGGGCAGCGCTTACGCCCTTGGTGCGCTTGAGGCTCTCGTTGGTCGTCGTGTGTTATCGGTCGAGCAAGCGAAATCGTTTGTCACAAAAGCGCTTGGTATTGCAGCAAAGTTTGACCCCTTCACGGGGGGACCATTCAAAACATTCCTCCAAGAGCGTTGACACACTGACTAAACCTCGCTAAAGTCCACGCAATGACAAATTGCGCTGCCTGTTATGACACGAAAGAAGTCAAACTTCCAGTTGACGGTGGAGACCAGTGGTTTGACTGCCCCTGCTGCAAACCGTGGGCGGAAGGATTCGGCGGGCTAGGTTTCAAAACCAACGGAAGTTGGCGTTGGATAATCGAGCCAGCACAACCAAATACATCAGCCAAACATCACATAGGGGGATGACCATGGCAAATTTCAACCTAAACGACTATCAGTTAGTCGAGGACAGAATCAACCTTTTCTGGGCAAAATACCCGAGCGGTCGAATTATCAACGAGATTGTTTTTGACGACGGCGAGCGAGTTGTTATCCGCTCGGAGGTGTACCTAGACCGTGAGGACCCACGCCCAACGGCTGTGGACTTCGCAGAAGAGGTGAAGGCTGCCAAGGGAGTCAACGCAACTTCTCGTGTCGAGAACGGCGTTACAAGCGCCACTGGTAGGGCTTTAAGCCTGCTCGGTGGGGAGTTTTCCCCCAAGGGAAAGCGTCCATCCCGACAAGAGATGGAGAAAGTCCAGCGCATGACGCAACAGCCTCAGCAAGCGCCTGAATCTCTGGACCCAACGCAACAGGCTTTGTTGGACCGACTGAACGCTCTACCTGACTTCATGCGAAAGAAAGCCAAAAGCGACTTCCTCGAGACTTTTGGTCATCCACGGGATTTGACAGGTGAGGCATTGGTCGAGGCATCGGACTTTATTACGAGCCTCGAGATTGAGCCACCGTTCTGATGAAGGTTCAGTTCACTATCGACACGACCGATGCTTTTGTCGAGGTCAAGGTGCTCGAGTCAAGAATGAAATTCACCACAGTAAATTGGCGTTTCTGGAAAGACCATGTTCAACAAACAGTGAAACCGTTGCTGCACAATGCGAATGGTGTTCGATGGACTGAAGAACAAATTATTGACGAAGCAACTATGCGGTTGTCGTTTGAGCCAATTGCGGCTGCCAAGCCAGTCGTCGAGTCCTGATACAGTCGTCGGACTCTGAGAGGAAGTCATGTCAGTCGAAGTTATTTCGTGGGTGCTCAACGAAGCACCAGTCCAATCGCCTGTTTCCAAGTTTGTACTTGTTGCCTTGGCAAATCATGCCCATCCTGATGGAACTGCAGCGTTCCCATCGGTGAAAACCATTTGCCGATACACCTGTTTGTCGGAGCGTTCGGTCCGTCAGCACCTTGACAATCTTGAGGCTCAGGGAATCATCAAACGATGCGACCAGCGGATTGTGGCTGCCTATATTGACCGTTCTGACCGTCGTCCTGTGGGGTACGACATCGTCATGAGCGGGGTGCAGGAGATGCAGGTCGAAGGTGAACGGGGTGCAGGAGATTCACCTAACGGGGTGCAGGAGATTCCAGAACGGGGTGCAGGAGGTGCACCCAAACCATCCAATAAACCGTCAATTAAACCGTCCGAGGTTGCGGCGCTCGTTCAAGAGTTCAAAAAGGTGATAGCGGATACGACACCAGAGGGGGTAGCAAGCCCAGCGGTCTCTACACAGTGGCACAAGGCGCTACAAGCGCTGTTAACCGTTCATGGTGCCTCCAGTACCCAAATCATCTCTGTCATGCGTTCAGCGGCTTCTGACGCTTTCTGGCGCAAGAACATCAGAACACCAATGGCGCTCGAGAAGCATTGGGAGCGACTCAACATTGAAATCGGGCAGGCAAAGCCTGTTGTGTCAACATCACGGCGGGACATTGGACTCGATGATGGAAAGACGATGGTCCTGAATTTTGTGCGGTTGAAGAAAGACGATTCTGAAATTGCCGAGTACATCGCTGGTCGACCAGCATCACATCACGATGCGTTGCACCAGTGGTGGAAAGAAAACCGCAGCGCATGAAAAGAACACCGCTCAAAAGAACAGGCTCACTCAAGCGGACCGCTTTCAAGCCAAAAAAGAAATACGACGGTGAATGGCAGGCTGCTCGCAAGAGTGTGCTGACACGCTCTTACGGACGCTGTGAAGCCCGTTGGGATGGATGTCGAATGTACGCAGAACATGTTCATCACATCAAGCGCCGCTCTCAGGGCGGAGGAAACGAACCGAGCAACCTACTTGCTTGTTGTTTTTCCTGTCATGAATCAATCCATCGAAATCCAGCGAAGGCTTCAGAAAAAGGTCATTTATTTTTGAACAAAGGTTGACATACGCTTAACCATGGTGTAGTTTCATCACCAATACAAATCGCAACGGCGATTGTACGAAGAAAAAGGAGACGACATGGGTCGGACAAAAGCAAATCCAGCAACACATTCAGTGACTTGGAAGAATCCACCACCAAAGCGTTCAGCAGGTGCGCTTCGAACAGCAGAGTTTGTTGAAGTTCTTAAAACCCGTCCAAATACTTGGGCAATTTTCCGTCGCAATCACAGCAACGCCGTTATTGTGAGTCACGCAAAGACCCGTTACCCAGACACTGAATGGACAAGCCGTTCAGACGGCAAGGGCAACTACACCATCTACGCTCGCTACATCGGCAAGTGAAGATGAAGCCGTCAGTCTTTCTTCAAGAGTCAGACGGCAACGCAATGATTGTGTTTCGAGTCGCAGAACGACCTTGGACCACAAACGCAGAACGAAAAGGCAACCGTTGGGTCAGGGCAGAAAAGGTGTCCGAGTGTCGAGGGACATTCGGGTGGCTTGCCAAGGCTCAGCGGTTGCCTCTTTTAACCAATGCCCGTGTCACTGTTGAGTTGCTGCAAAAAGGCAGACTGCAAGACACAGCAGCCTGTAACCCGTATGTCAAAGCAGCGATTGACGGATTGGTTGACGGGGGAATTTTGCTGGATGACACCCCAGACCATTTGGTGTCAATCACTTTTTGCGCCCCAACGAGGGCAAAGTTTGATGAAATAACAATCACAATTGAAGGGGAAATACATGAGTGATGAAACAGTTCTGCCGTACAACGGCACCGAGGGCTTTATCAGCGGCTCCGATACCTCACGAGAACGAGCCGAGCGCAATGTCAAAGACGGTACGGTCACAAAACGACAGCGTGATGTGCTCGATGCGTTGCACCAACGACCAGACGGCATGACATGGAAAGACCTCAACCTCTTGCTTGGTTTGCACCACGGGCAAGTATCAGGGACACTGTCAGTGCTTCACAAAGCGGGAAAAATTGTTGCCCTCAAGACAAAACGAGACGGTTGCCACCCTTATCTGGCAATGCGATTTATTGACAACTACCACCCAAGCCAAACAATCATGACCCCGTCAAAAACTTTTTCGGGGATTAAGCGGGCAGCGCTCGAAAAAGTGGTGGAAGCAGCCCGTGCCGTGGACAAAGAACACACCCTTGAGACCGAGGCATACCTCCGTCAAGCCATTTGGGACCTTGATGCGATTCTGAATACTTGACCGTGCTATCGTCTGAACCCATGAACGAGTTCGGACAAATACGAGTTGAGAACGAAGAAGTCGAGGACAGCGACCTTGACAAAGTCAAAATGCTCACATCGATGATGAGGGAGCACCAAAATTCCGTGATTCGTTTGGGTGCACAGCGTCGGTCGGTAATTCGTCGCCTGCGTAAGAACCGCACTCCGTATCGTGTGATTGCCGACGCTTGTGGCGTGACGGACCAAGCCTTGTTCGCCGACTTGCGTAAGCATCCAGAATGATTTGACACCACAGTCCACATGTGGTAATTTGTTTCTGGAGGGAAAAGGACCTTCCAAGAAAGGGGAAAGATGAAGGAACGACAAGAGTTTCTTTATCGGATGCAGCGAGTCCATGCGGCGACAGCGTTCATCTTTGATTATTGCGGTGTTCGAGTTGAGAACATCAAGGAACTGACCATGGAAGATTGGCAGAAGGTTCTGGATTGCCGTCACGGTGATGCCAAATTGGAAGAACTCTTTGACCGTCTCACAGCCGCTCGAGCAGACCTAGCAACTGCTTACCTCGCTCTCAAGAAGGAAACGGTATGAAGTACCACACTCGATTTAAGAACTTTCATCCCAAAACCATCAGCGCTGTCAAGTATCTGATGAGGGAATGGCAATCTCGAGACCAATGGATTCTCATGGAGACCTGCGCTTGGCGACTATGCGAGTTGTACGGCATGCCGAGAGTAGATGTGCACAAAGACTGCACATCGGGTGATGGTTTTTACCGCCCGTCGACCCGCACCATTCACATGGTTAAGCCTTCAATCATCACCTTTCTTCACGAGTTCCGCCATGCGATGCAGCACCTGATTCACAAGCAGGTGGACCCAGACATCGAGGTCGATGCTCGGGCGTGGAGCCTGTCGCTCTACTTCGTGGTTGCCCCACGAACGCTCAAGAGATTGGTTCGAGAAGGAAAAGTGTTCCACACGACAATAAATGATTTCCAATGATTTGCGTTTAGCAATTACATGTGGTAATTTTTAGGTGGAGGGAAAGGGACCTCCAAGAAAGGGGAAGGATGCCACGACAGACATGGGACTTCCAAACCGCTCATCAAATGCGGTTGGCAGGAAGCACATGGCGAGAAATCGCTGACCACTTCGGTGTCGCTGGTGAATCAACGATTCGAGAAGGTCTCCGCCGCTACCTCGGCGAGACGACTCGAGACACCACTCGCAGCAACGCCGCTCACCAAGCACTAGCAGCCCGCTGGCAGCAACTCACTCATCGCACCTTCGGTTGTGAGATTGAGTTCCACACGGCAATTCGAGGCGAAGTCGCCGACGCTCTTGAGCAAGTGCTCGGCTACCACATCCACTTAGTCGGCTACCACGGCAACCAATGCGTAGTCTGCGGAAACGCAGTACGGGGATACAGCCAGTGGAAACTTGAGACAGACTCAAGCGCAACAAGCGGGATGAACAACGCTGGTGTCCACCGCCACAACCAAGGTGGCGAACTGGTCTCGCCAGTGCTGAGCGGTCCTCAAGGTCTCGAGGAAATCAAGAAAGTCATGAAGGCTCTCCGCTCGGTCGGTGCCAAAGTCGACTACCGCCACGGGATGCACATCCACATCGGAGTTGCAGACATCATCTCGGACCCCACCAAGGTACGGACACTCTTCGAGAATCTCCAGATGGCACAGACAACGCTCTACCAACTGGTTGCACCCAGCCGCCGCACCAACCACTACTGCAATCCAGTATCGAGCATGAAGTTCAGCCGCTGGGCACACGGTGACTTCAGCACCTGCAACCACACAGACGGAGTGAATGTTTCAAACATCAACCGAATCGGAACCATCGAGATGCGGATGCACCAAGGTTCACTCAACGGCAAGAAGGCAACAGAGTGGGTCAACTTCCTAGTCGCTCTCTTCGATGCCTCAGCCGAGGGAGTGGTCATAACACACAGCGACCATGTCCTTGCCACACTCAAGACGGCACGGAAACTCACCAACGCCAACTACGAGTGGCTGGTCAACCGCAAGAATCAACTCAACCCCACGGCAATCGCCGCCTAACGAAAGGACCACAACATGTGCGGAATCGCAGGATTCAGTATCTCCGACAAGGACCATCGCAAAATCAATTGCCGACTGCTGGCATGCAAACTTGCTCTCCAGATTCAGCGTCGAGGCACCGATGCCACAGGCATCGCATGGTCAGCAACCGACGAAGAGCACGGACTCGGTGTCTACTACATGAAGTCAGCAGTACCTGCTCACGAATTCATTGACAGCATGGACCAAGTTGCTCGACACACCCGAACGGCAATCATCCACACCCGCTACGCCACAAAAGGCAGCCCCGAGAACAACGACAACAACCATCCAATTCTGGTAGGCAACACGGTCGGTATCCACAACGGCGGCATCCGCAACGATGACCAAATCATCGAGGAAGTCGGCACAGGACGAACAGCACAAGTCGACACGGAAGCAATCTTCCGACTCATCGATGCCAGCGAAAACCCTGTCCGTGAACTCCACCGACTGCAGGGAACAGCAGCAATTGCATGGCTCAACACAGACAGCCCCAACGAAATGCACCTAGCCCGAGTCATCGGTAGCCCACTCTGGGTCGGCACAACAGAAGGTGGCTCACTCATCTTTGCCTCCATCGAGGGGATGCTCCGTACGGCAGCAATGCAAGCGGATGTCAAGTTGACACAAGTCAAGGAAATTGCCGAGGGAATGTACTTCAAGGTCATCAACGGCAAGGTTGTTGACTTCGACCTCATCAAAGAAGGATTGTCAGTGGCATGAGCCTCAAAATCACATTTTCAAAAGACCACAGTTACACCGTCGAAAACGGTACAGAGTTTCTGGAACTGTACGCAGCACTAAACGCCCACACACTTGAACCACCATTGGTCAATCGAGTAGGTGCACGAAGTTTGCTCGCCCTACGAGTAATGTTCAGCGGCAAAGGTCTCGTCAACATGGAACTTGATGACGATGCGTTCGTAGCCGAAGTTGCCAATCGTGGCATTTATCAACTTGAGGAAATCGATGGAGTGGAGAAGCCGAGCGAATTGCCGTTCGATGGGTCCAAGCCTGTTCTTCGGTCCAATTGAGGAAACCCACGCTGAGCGCATCTACCGAGAAGCACAAGCCAAAAATGTTTGCAGCCAATGCGATGTGGCTGGTGACTGCCTCGTCGAAGGTCAAGCCGAAGAGGGCATTTGGGGCGGTCTAACGGACGCAGAGCGCCGCAGGCAGACCCAACGCTCCAGATACTCGCCACCACGAATTACACCCGTTGTGATGCGAACAGAAGGGCATGAGGACGATTCCGATACCGAACCGTGGACACCTCTTGAGTCTTTTGAAAATGTCATGCTTTTTCGTCGAGACTCAAAGAAATCGTGGCACGGCTCAGAATTCATTCTTGTAAAAAACGGGATTGTTGTGACCATCACCACAGACTTGACCGAAGCGTACGCCCGTTACCACACTCTGCTAGGGTGACACCCGTCTGCAGACAGTCAGCATCCCCTTCCCCCAGCGCAGTTGTTTCCCTCTTTTTCTTTCTGCGCTGGGGGGCTGACAACTTGAAAGGACCCGATGCCTCCTCGCTCAAAGCCCATCTCAAAGGACCCAACAGCCAAGGTTGAGCAAACGCCTCTGGAGCAATTGCTTCCACATCCGATGAATCCCCGTCGAGGAAACATTGACAAGATTGTGGAGTCCATCAAGGTCAACGGCTGGTTCGGTGTAATCGTCGCTCAAAAATCCACCAAGTACATTCTTGCGGGCAATCACCGCTGGCAAGCAGCCCGACAGTTGGGGATTGAGTCTGTCCCCGTCATGTGGCTCGACTGCTCCAATGCCGAGGGCAAGAAAATTCTTCTGGCTGACAACAAAATGAACGACATGGCTGGTTATGCGAATGACACGCTGCAGGAACTTTTACGCTCGGTTCTTGCCGATGACGACCTTCGGGGAACGGGATTTGACGCTACGGACATCGAAGCACTGGTAGACGAAGTCACGGACGAACCTGACGACAAGCGCAAGCGCAACCTCGAGCCATTCCACGACACATTTTTTCTGGTCCGCTGCCCCATTACCGAGCAAGGTCGAGTGATGCAACTGCTGACTAATGCGATGCAGGAAATCGAAGGCGTGGAGATTGCCTCGGCAACAAACTGATGAGCCGCAGGATTTACACCGAGAACAGTCACCTGTCCTCCAAAGCACGAATCCGTGCCGATTACATGGAGTCAACAGGCAAAACTGAGTGGTATGTCCTCGATGCGTTTGCAGGGGAAGGCAAAGTGTGGGACCGAGTACGGGAACTTTTACCCGAACATAAAATCACCTATCTTGGCATCGACAAAAAGAAATACACCCGCCCCGATGTCATCATGGGGGAAAACCAAAAAATCATGCGGGGTCTGGAACTCGACAAGTTCGACTTGATTGACCTTGACGCTTTCGGCTTCCCATGGGAACAACTTGAAATCTGCGCCAAACTCGCACCCAATGTCCCCGTCGCTTCGACCGCCATCTCGGTCACGCTCGGACCAACACCGTACGGTGTGCTCAAAGCCGCTGGTATCCCAAAAGAGTGGACCTCGGGGAAAGAGATACCCCACGCTCTCTTCAATCGCTGGCGCTGGGGCTTCTGGGAGCACTTCTGCTGGTCTCTGGGGTACAGGACCACAGACTACGAATTGCACAACGACAAGCCGTCTGTGAAGCGCTACGAAATTCTTACTCGGGATAGTTGACATTTACTCCAGCGGGGTGTAGTTTCCTACATCAACGAACGGAGGACCATGACAACAGATGTCACCCAAACACTCATTGACGAGCGAGACCGTGCTCGAACACTGGCGCAACTTCTTGAAGAAGAACTCGCTCAAGCGCTTGAACTAATTGACACTCTCAACTCAAAACTGGCTGGTCTTGAAGGAGGAACCAATGCCCAATGAAACATCCGCATACCGTGACGGTCAATGGGTCGAACTCAATCGACCAATCGCTCACGGCAAATATGCCACCTACTCAAATTACGCCTGCCGATGCGATGACTGCCGCAAGGCACACAACGAGTGGCACCGTCAATACCGCCAAACCGAAGGCGGACGAAAGCGCACACTCGTAGCCAACCGCAAAGCACGACTGGTCCAAACCGAATGTGCCGAATGGTTGAAACAGAACCACCCAGACATCTACAACTCAATCGCAGATGCCGTCAACGAAAAAGTCGAGGCGGAGGTCAACTTCTAGTGGCGTTCCAAAACATCACCCAAATCAGAGAAGCAAACGACCGAATCGGGCAATTCTGGTTCAGCCAGCAAGCAATGCGATGGTTCAACACACGCATCGAAAGCGCCGTGTATGTCACAAATGACATGTCGTACTTTTTGACAAGTGAACACGACGACCACGGACAAGCATGGTTCGGGGAACGCCGCTACAGCATCCGCCAATGCGATGCACAAGGAATAGTTGACACAGTCGGGGAATTTGGTGCTTACTTCACTCTTGATGAAGCACGAATGGCTGTGTGGGACATCATCAGAAACAAAGAAAAGGTAGAAACAAATGCAGAACACGGAAACAATGGCTGAAGCATCAGTCACGCTCCATCGTCATCTTGAGGTGCTGGACCAGCGAGACAAAGCAGTAAGGATGATGCACCTTCTGGCTTTTGCGTTGAAGAGTGTTGAGGAAAACCCAACCCGACTCAAGACATGGCACAAAGCGTATGACGCAATCAAAGACTACGAATCACTGTGCTGGCAGTTGGGAGAATCATCATGATGATTTACTTCCTCTGCGGCGTATGTTACGCCATTGGTGTTTTTGTCGGCTCACGGGACAAATATGACCACTGACATTGTGGCTCGGTTGCTTGACTCGGATGGCTACCCACGAACAATTGGTTGGCTAGACCCAACGATGATTGCCGATGCGGTGCATGAGATTGAGCGCCTACGGACAGAGATTGAACGCCTAAGAAGCGAACTGGCTGACTGGCAACGCACCGTCAGAGCATTAGAAGCGGCAGCGGCAGAACAGGGCAACATTCCTGAAATGAACCTTGAAGGAGAGGAGTGGCTATGAGTAAAAGCATCGTGGGGACGCACGAACTACTTGACTGCATCACTCATGCGATTATGACGAATAATGTCAGCAAAATCGAAGTATCGCCAGAAACAAACCAAGTCCAAGTGACAATGACCGTCACCCCGCTACTGGTTCAAACCCTGATTGGTAGCGCAACCGTACAACCGAAAAAGAAATGGAAACCCAATGAGAAGTAACTACAACCCAGCCCGCTACCGCACACAGTCCACTTCGACACGACTGTACGAATCACAAGAGGCGCACGGCAAAACCCTTGAAGAACTCGAGCAGGTCAAGAAAGAACTCGCTCTTGAGCGTCGAATCTCGGACGGTCTGTACTTCGCCATCAGAAGTGGCGACCTTGAAAGCATGAAAGCCGCATGCGAAGTGTATCGACAGCCCCGCCCTACAGATGGGGAATGAAATGGCTGACTTCATCTCGATGATGATTCTTTACGGTGCGCTAGTGTCCATCGGAATTCTCATCGGACAGAAATTCAAATGACACTGCTCAAGAACAACAACCGAGACCTCAAAAGAGACAAAATCTGGGTGTGGTCACTCCCCGCATGGATAACAAACCTTCCAGACGGGTCACGACTCAACACCTGCCCATCAGCGGGGGTATGCGCCAAAGCCTGCTACGCCCGCAAAGGCACCTTTAGGTTCTCGAATGTTCTTGCAGCACACACCAGAAATCTGATGATGATTCTTGACGACATTGACGGATGGCAGCAACAAATGCTTACCGAGTTGGACCATCCTCGGATGCGAAACGCTTGGGTCCGTATTCACGACGGGGGGGATTTCTTCAGCGAAGAGTATCTCCAAGCATGGCTACACATCATGCGGGAAACACTCGATGTAAATTTCTACTGCTACACCAAAGAAGTCGAAATGTTCAAACGAGTCGTTGAATCAAACTGCCCACCCAACTTCAAGTTCGTCTACTCCTATGGGGGGAAACACGACAACCTCATCACCGACACCGACCGTCAATGCGATGTGTTCCCCACCGAAGAGGCAATGCTCGAAGCAGGATTTCACGACCAAGGCGAAAGCGACCTTCACGCAGTCCTAGGACCACACAAAGTCGGCATCGTCATCAACAACCATGTCGGAGCAGTCAAAGCCATGAACGGCTTATCCATGCGACAACAACAAGCCCAACTAAGGAAAAAATGATTCCCTACATCATCTGGATAACAATTCTTGCCCCGTTCCTCGACGGACCATCATTCAAAGTTACAGCCATTCTTTCCGCCGTGCTTTGGTACATGAGGGCAACACCAGAATGACACGCCGCAGAAAACAAGACGGATTTCTTCGTCGTCTCCCAGCAGAACACATCCTTCGGCACTTCAAATGGGAAGAGAACGACACCGCACTCGCACTACGCCTCGGGACCACACGCAATAAAATACGCAAGATGCGATTCCCCGACGCAACAATCACATGGCTCGAAGCAGACCGATTCGCAATCAACGGCGGAACACACCCAGCCTTCATCTGGGGAGAGTTATGGATGTGTGAACTAAGCCCCGTTGAGGAGACACAGACCACCGACACACATACGATGCACCTCCCACCAACGGAGGAACCATGCAATCAATCCCGCAAATCACGCTCACGCTCAACGAAGCCCGCATCATCCAAGACATCCTCCGCCATGTCTCAACCTCAAACCACGCAGTCGTAGAAGCCTCCTTCACCATGTACAACGCTCTCCAGCAGCGCATCGACACACCACCCACCTGCATTTGCAGCAACGGCGCACCTGTGCGATAGTGAAAACATGGCAGTACGGCACTACACATACAACCTGACAACCACACCAACGGAACTCACCGTCATCTACGACACCGAATCAAACCGCCGTGGAATGACAATCATCTTCAATACGGACAAAGTCAACAACGACACAACAATGATTGGCGGCTCAGGAGTCACGGGGACAGATTTCGGACTACACCTCGACGCAGACCAATCAATGACCGTCCAAGGCGAATTCAACTACAAAGACCGCTTCTACGCCAGAGCCAAAACAACCACATCAATCCTTCATGTGATGGTCATCGGGGGCTGACATGCTCGACTGCGACAACTGCGGCAGTCCCTACAACCCAACAGGCTCACGCTGGCGCTGCCCCACATGCGGCTGGAAAAACACATGCTGTGAAGGCGAAGCACAACCCTCCTGTAGTAGCATCGACACTCATGGGACGACCACTCAAACTGACCCCGAAGGTCCAAGAACAAATCTGTAACGCCATCAAAGCAGGCAGTTACTCAGAAATCGCAGCCCGCTACGCAGGCGTAGGCTCAGCAACCTTCTACAAATGGATGGCGCTCGGAGACGGCGACTCAGCAGAATCCCCCTACAAAGAGTTTCGAGAGGCAGTAGAAAACGCCCGAGCAGCCGCAGAAGTGCGAAACATCGGACTCATCCAACAAGCCGCCAACAACGGCACATGGCAAGCCGCAGCGTGGTATCTCGAACGCACAAGCCCCGCACGATGGGGACGACGCTCCGCTCTCGAGGTCACAGGAGCCGAAGGCGGACCCGTCAAAATCGATGTCTCCATTGACGAACTCGAAGCCAAGGTCGCCAAACTGCTACCCAAAGAATGAGCGACATAATCAACGCCACAACAGGGTCGCAACAGTTAATGCGATTCCTGTCTGCGGCAGAACCCGCCGAGCGCCGCAAGTTTTTTGCTGAACTCAATCCCGAGGACAGAGTCGCCGTCGCAAACCTGTTGGACCTTATGGGCGAGAATCCATGGAGCCGCTTCAGAACGGACCCTGTGGGCTTCATAACCGAAGGAATGGGTGAAACCATCTGGTCGAAGCAAAGAGAGATTCTGGAGTCTGTCAGAGACAACAAACGAACCGCTGTCCCAGCGTGTCACGGTCTCGGCAAATCCCACTTGGCAGCCAGAGCAGTCTGCTGGTGGGTCGCAAGCCACCCGCCCCAGACCACCATGGTTGTCACGACCGCAACCACTTTCCGTCAAGTGCGAAACATCCTCTGGCGAGAAATCCGCCGTGTATCAAGCCGACACGATTTTGGGGGAGAAGTTCTCACCGTCGAATGGAAATTCCAAGGGACCGTCACAGCGTTCGGATTCGCTCCACAAGCCCACGACGAAACCGCTGTGCAAGGTATCCACGCCCCGAATCTTTTGGTTGTTGTGGACGAGGCTGGCGGTCTTTCAGAGACAATTGGCAACGCTCTCGAAGGTCTAATGACGGGCGACCATACTCGATTGCTTCTCCTCGGAAACCCTCCGACAGACAACGAAGATTCATGGTTTGAACGAGCCTGCAACAGCCCGAACTACAATGTCATCCCTGTTCCCGTCTGGGTCACGCCGAACTTCACAGGCGAAGAAGTCGGCAACTGCAAAGCCTGCCCACCCCATATTGTGAAGCACCCACTGTCGGACCACCTCGTAGACCAAACATGGGTAGACGATGTCGTAGCCGAACTTGGCTCTGACAGCCCATTCGTTGAAGCCCGTGTCCACGCCCGATTCCCCCGTGTCACAGGCAACCGAGTCATCCCAATCACATGGCTTGAAGAAGCAGCCGCTAACGAAACCCCCATCGAGGGTGATGCGATTCGTCTCGGGGTCGATGTGGCTTCAGATGGAGGCGACGAATTCGTTATTGCACGGGCAGATGGCTACACGGTGAAAGTTGTTCACCACGCCGCTGGCGCAGCCAACCAGAACGCCGTCGATGTCGCAGCCCGCATCCTGCAAGAGATTCACCAAGCCGAAGCCGACTCAACAGACCTGATGCGAAACCCCGTCAGAGTCAAAATTGACACAATTGGCGTGGGCTGGGGAGTCGTCTCAATGCTGCAACGCTGGTACGACGAGCAACGCCACCATTCGCTCATCATCCCCGTCAATGTGGCTGAACGAGCGCTCGAGGCAGACAAATTCAAGAACCAAAGAGCCGAAATGTGGTGGAACGGACGCACTCTGGTTCAACCCCAGAAAGACGGCACACCGTCTGTGCGAATTGAATCAGACCGTCGAATCCTGACGCAGTTGTCAACCCCGTCGTACCATTCGGACTCTTCGGGGCGCATCATCATCGAATCGAAGGCGAACATGAAGAAGCGTGGCATGACTAGCCCCGACCGTGGTGAGGCAATTCTTCTGGCGCTGTACGAGCCGCCGTTTGCCAATGCGAACATTGCGGTCGCCCCGATTGGTTTGGACCAGATAAATCCTTGGGCTGATTAACTTGCATCGCCATCCCGCATGATGTAAAATTCTTGTACAAGGGAAAGGAGGACCAGATGCTACAAGGCTTCAACAGCAAGGTCATCACCGTCGACTGCGCCAAGCAAGAGCGCCCAAATCTTTTTGCACCAGCAGTGGTTGAACGACAAGGTCAAGAAAAGGTCCAGTTTGATTGGGTAATCACAGGCATCAAAATTAACGATGCCGACTACACCTACTGGTTCAAATACTTCGGCTTCGATACCAAGGTGTTTGACGACATCATCAACGCCAAGAACAAACTCTTCCCAGACTTGAAGCAGGGCTACAAAACCAAGAAGGAAGCCCACGCCCATGTCGCCAGAACGCTGATGTATGCGCTCGAGTACACCGACGAAGAGAACTACTGGATGTACGACGACGAGCAAATCGCTGAGTGCCAGAAAGTGCTTGCAAGTTTGCAATGACACACCGCACCGAGTAAGATTCAAGTGGAGGGAGAGGGACCCTCCAGAAAGGGGACAGTGGTTATGAAACTACTGATGACCGCTCCAGCAATCCACGCCCGAATGATTGCGCCACCACTCATCGCAAAGATGACCGCCGCACCAATCATGGCAAAAATGGAAGCACCCGAAATGATGAGCGTTCTCGACATCATCGACGAACTGACAGCCCTACTCACAATGGAAAAGGAATGAAATGACCCCACGAAACGGCTTGGACCGCTGCTCCTGCGGCTGCAAATACTGGAGCCTGTACGAACCACTCGGTTGGCACTGCATAGACTGCGGCGACCGCTTCAAAATCACCCAACAGAAAGAAGAACCCATGATTACCCACGCCAAGTGCGCCCTCTGCAAGCACGAGCAGCCACTGGACCAACTGGTCCACATCGAAGAGCACTACTACGAACCCGCTTACCTGTGCTGTGAAGATGAAGCAGCATGCGAAGCACGAATCGCAGCAGAGTACGAGTAACCTCAATAAAAAGGAAAAATCATGTCAGACATTGTTCACATCCATCCACCCGTCAACCACATCAACGAAAAGATGCCCGACCACATCAATGTGCACATCAAGGACCTTCAGGCGCACAATGTCCGTGGTGTGTCGTTCAAGATGTCCCCAGCAGACGGCGGATTTCCAGAATCTACCGAGGCGGTCTTTTTCACGACCGAAAGCCTCGAACGCTTGTTGTTGCAGTTCCCAACCGCCACAACCTCTGTGGTCCCCTGAGACCCTGTTAGTTGCCCCGTAGCGGGTCCAAACGATACTTTCGCCCCATGAATGACGATTACGAATGGATGCCCCGTACGGTGCTCACCTACCCGTTGTTCATGCAGGACATCCAACGGGAAATCACCGTTGAACTAATTCTCGAGCAAGCCCACTGCGATTTCGGTGTGCTCCAAATCGAATACTCCCGCAGCCCCGAATCGAATCGGGCGTTCACATCCGCCATGGTCTCAGCGTCAATCTGGGAATTCGACGACGATGAAGGGACCTACGAACTGTTAAAGTCCCGACACGGATTCCAGAACATTGGTTTGGCTAAGCGCTGGGCTGCCGCAATCGCCGAGATTTATTTGGTCGTTGATGCGAACAACTGGATTCAGTACGCAGGGGAAACACCACCCGTTGTCGATGATGACGACGACCCTTTCGGTTTTTTTGGCGACATGTGATTTGACTTCACCCTCCACACCGAGTAGAATTTTGGTGGAAAGGAGGGGAGATGGTCACAAAGCCCAGAACCAGCAAGGACATCAAGTTCCACCGCTACACCGTGCGGCACGGTATTTATGTCAAGCGCTTGGACGACATGGGCAACCCAAACCTTGACCGCTGGGTCAACTGGCTCAAGGTTTGTCCAGAAATCAAACTGAAGAAATGAGGAAACATGAAAAAGTGTGAGCAAAACTGCGGAAAGTTGGCGGAAGTCTACGGAGGTGGACCGAAGTCTGGAGATTGGGCAGGCAACTACTGCCTCGAGTGCTGCAAAGCCCTCGGATTCACCGTCTGGGACATCTTGCGCCCAACCTTGACACACCCTCTCGGCACAATCATTGAAAAAGGAGACAACAAATGACCAAAATGAATCATCTACACACCAGCCTCACTGAGCCGCTCTCGGCTTACCGTCGCTGCGATGTCCCCACATTGTTGGGACAAATACCAGAAACGGTCAAGCAACTCATTTCCAGCGGCTCCTACAAGCGTGTTGCCTCTGTTGACGACGAAGGCGAATACACACCCGTCGGAGTGTTGTTTCCACTTACGCCGACCATCGCCATTCGAGTCTTGTACACCTACTTCGACTTGTACGAAGTTCAGTTCATCAAGATAAGCGGCGATGCGATGGACATTCTTGAATCGTCGGACGGCATTTTTGCTGAGCAACTTGGAGAGGTCATTATGAACAAGGCAACTCGTTGGTCAATCGGCGAATTCGATTGACTTGACATGCGCTGTTATTGCGGATAAATTGTGAGTGGGAAGAAAGGGGACCCAATGACAACACTGGCAAAGCAAACCGACAAGCGAATCAAGGAAATTCTTCAAAAGATAAAAGAACTTCAATGGGACTACGAAGGTCTGACTGACCAAGCCCGATACGCTGCGGGGCAAGTTCGCTACTGGCGGACGAACGAGTGGTCAAACACTTGGCAAGCAGTAGTCGAAAGCACGAATCGCCGAGTCCACGAAGCCCTCGAAGAGCGCAGCAAAGTTGCCGCTCAACACGACCAGTTGATGAATGAACTGGTGCCTCTCCAGCGAATCTGGGACAAGCACAACTGGAGCCGCTTCTACCTCGTCGCTGGCAACAACGGTCACATCCACAAGTCGATGAACTGCCACTCCTGCTACGACGACACCAAGTACATCTGGCTCGTCGAACTCAGCGGTGACAGCGAAGAAGAGGCAGTCGCCGCAGAAGGCGAAATCCTCTGCACCTTCTGCTTCACCAGCGCTCCAGTCGCTTGGACCGAAGGAGTCGGTCGCCGCACCAAGGAAATGAAAGACGCAGCCGCAGCGCTCAAAGCAGAGCGGCTCGCCGAGAAGGTCGCCAAGAGCCTCACCCTCGACGGAAGCGTTTTCCGAATCCGAGCAGAAAAGAGCCGAGACATCATCTTCGGAATCAAGGACTTCAAGACCCTCAAGGCTGCAGAACTCTGGCTGGTCCCAGCGCTCGCCTACAAAGAAGTGAAGGGACGCTTCCCCGAGGCTTACATCGGAGGAGCACCTGATGCGTACAGCCCCGAGAATGTCGACATCGTCCTCCAGATGATTGCACAGAAGAAGGGCATCACGCCCACCGAAGTTCTTGCGGCAACTGCCACAAGAGTCGCCAACAAAGTAGAGGACCTTGTCCTCTGGGTCACACAGTAAAGGAGAAACCAGTGACACACTCAAACATGATGCGATGCACCACCAAAACGGGGTTGCCCGTCGAAGTCAAAATCGTCCCCGTGAACGATTTCTACGGACGAGACAACACGGTCCAGAACACCTACTCAGAGCCTCTGGTTCAGTTCAAGGTGGGAGAAAACGGCAGTTGGGCGTTCCAGTACCTGATGTCCACTTTGCTCGAAAGAGAGCCTCATGAGGGGCTGTTCCTGCAGTATCCCTGCCAGTGGTCGTTCCTCGATGGGGAGGAAATGTGGCATGTCGTCGACTGGATTCTTTCTTTAGAAATTTCTGAATTTCTTCCCGTGTGACTTGCATCACCTATTCCCCATGTGGTAAATTTTAAGTGGAGGGGAGAGGGACTCCCCCCCAGAAAGGGGATTCGAGATGAAGAAGGAGCGGCTGGCACAGGCAGTGGAATTAGGTCACTTCGCCAAGACCACGGTTCAGGCTCTCGCTGACGCTGCAAGGGAGTTGGCAGAGATGCCCACCGAAGAGACGGCTCACGCAGTAATCGCTCTCATCAAGACCCTCGAGACCACCGCACAGGGTCTCCGCTGGGTGTGAAAGGAAGGACCAAATGCTGATTCTCAAAGCAATCATCCTGAAAAAGTATTTCGGATGCGACACCCCGATGCTGGTGGACGGAGAGTTCATCAAGGCAGTGCTGCTCTACCCAATCGCCCGATTCCTGTAAGGAGGAACCAATGAAATTCAAGCCAACACACATCGTCATCCAAAACAGCAACAGCATGACGCAGGACAAAGCCAAGTGGTATGTGGTCCTCAAGGACAACGACAAGCACCACATCGTCGAAATGTGCCAGACCAAGGAAGAGGCAGACGCTTTCGCAGAGCGCTGCAACGAACTTCTCAAGCAGATTTTCCAGTAAAGGGGGAAAAGATGAACAAGCCAATCAAGGTCACAGCGGGGCGTTACACCTACCGAGGTGTGTCAATCGCCAAACTCGGCGATAGTGGCTTCTGCGCCACCGTGTATGTCCCACACGGCTGGTATCGAATCGGCGGTTCGACCCTTGCCAAATGCGTGAAGCAGGCAGAAAAGTTGCTGAACGACGGCTACATCGTTCGACACTTCAACCTGTACGAACCCGCTCACCACGCCAATTTGTTCGGGTCTAACTGACTTGACCGAGCATGTTGCATCGAGTAATCTTGAAGTGGGAGGGAGGACCCAAATGAAAATGAAAAATCCATACACAGTAATCAGAAACACCGACACCACCCACAAAGCAAAATGGCTGGTCATGTTCGACAACGGCGAAAGACGCTTCATCGTCGAGTTATGCGAGACCAAGCCCGAAGCACTCGGATACGCAAAGGATTACAACGACTGCCGCTGGGACCTCTTCATGATGGAACAGCGGTGAAAGGAAAAGTTATGACAAAGAAATTTCATGTTCAACAGCAGTACGGCGAGCACGGATTCATCGTCGAAGCCGAAACAGAAGCAGCAGCAATCCTCGAAATCTACGGCGATTGGGAAACCTGCAAATACCTCGGGCAAGACCGACTCAGCCGCTCAATTTGGAAAGTGACAGTCAGCAGCCCCGACCGCTACAACCAAAGCGGCGACTGGCTTCTCGTGTACGAAATCACCCCAACACTCACAGGAGCAGCACAATGACCGTCAAGCAAAAGAAAGTCACCAAAGCACAAGCCGTTTCGGTCCACAAGCAAATCTGCAAAGAATACGGCTACACCCTTGAGGACAAGCACGGACCAAAACTCATCATGGACTTCGACTGGCTCGGATATGGGGGGCAACCTCACATCGTCTGGGAAGAAGGACCATACGAGTGGGCGCTCAAGTGTCGCACCGCCAAGGTCGATGTGTTCCTCGAGCCGATGACCAATTGGGCGCTCGGTATCTACCCGCCGATGTAATCAACCCGCAACCACGAAGCCCGCTTCACGGCGGGCTTTAATGCGTTGCACCACTAACCTATTATGCGGCAATGTCCGACGATGAAGAATGGTCCTCGCTCCGCACAGCAACAACAGCGCTCAACGAAATGTTCGTCACAATGCTGGAATCAGGATTCACAGAAGAACAAGCGCTTCGCCTCGTGTCACTCTTGATGCTCGGAACCATGTTCACGGACAACGACGACTAAAGCAGCGTCAAGCGACGCATCACCACGGTAAAGAACTAGGATAAACGCATGGCATCTGACGACCTGCAGGAAATAGGCTCCTCTGGCTTACGCCGCACATCTGGCTTCGTCATTGACGACTTCGTAACGAACCTGCAAGGGCGCAAGGGCGCTCAAATCTGGCGTGAAATGTCAGACAACGACCCCGTCGTTGGTGCGATGATGTTCGCTATCGAGCGTCTCATCCTCAACATCAAGTGGGATGTCGAGCCGTACACGGACGACGAAGAGAACGAAGTCACCGACGAAGCCTCAGCAGCCGCCGAATTTGTTGAATCCTGCATGGACGACATGAGTGATTCGTGGTCCATCGTCATCCAGCAAATTCTGTCATTTCTGGTCTACGGCTACGCCCCCTGTGAAATCGTCTACAAGAAGCGTGTTGGACCGAACCAAAAAGACGGCATGCGACGCTCCAAGTACACCGACAACAAAATCGGCTGGCGCAAAATCGCTCTCCGTGCTCAGGAAACAATCTGGTCATGGCAGTTCTCTGACGACGGCTCAATCGAAGGTGTGAACCAGTTAGACCCGTATGTCAACAAGGGCATGGTTTTCATCCCCATCGAGAAGTTGCTGCTGTTCCGCACCGCCTCAAACCGTTCAAACCCCGAGGGACGCTCAATCCTCCGTAATGCGTATCGTCCTTGGAAGTTCAAGCGCACAATCGAAGAAATTGAAGCAGTCGGTATCGAGCGGGAC